AAACACCTGGGTATGGAAGAAGATATCGATAATGCCTGGTCTGATATCTGCAATCATACTGACCACGCAAACAGCAGCACTATTTCTAGAGATGTGTTTGCTGTCCGTGCTTCAGTCAATCGTGGTCCTTTGATGATGAACCACGAAGATCTTAAGACTATGGGATATTTTGACGAGGCATTCTCTCCACAAGATATGGATGATCATGACTTAATGTATCGTATGCACAAAGAACTTGGTAAGGTCTGTGGGTGTTATTGGATTGACTTTGAATCAAGAGATGAGTGGGGAGGCACAAGAGTTGATGGTGCTCCTGCACCTTGGTTGTTGAAAGCAAACCAAAAGAATGGTAAAATCTTCTATAACCGTCATAGCGATTTAATAAATATGTCGTATGAAAATGAAGATAGAGAACTGCCTGATGAAACATCATGAAAGAATTAACTAACGTTGATATAATCTCGATTAACTGCGTAAATCCTCAAGCATCGGTAGCAGCACTCAATCATTGTCAGAAGTATTTTAAGTTTGGGAAGTCTATTTTAGTATCTCACATTGAACCTTCTGAATATTATGAGATTGAGTTGCATCAGTTGGAAGAAAAACTCAGTTGGGATGGATATAACGATCATATCTTAAATCTAAAAGACCATACGGATAACGATTTTGTTATGGTCATTCAGGATGATGGTTACATTGTCAACCCAGAACTTTGGGATGATGAGTTTTTGGAGTATGATTATATCGGAGCACCTTGGCCTATTGAAGACAATTGGATTTCGATGCAGCACAAGGAGCACCAACCAAAACTGCGAGAGAATCTTCCTAAGAATCGAGTAGGTAATGGTGGATTCTGTATTCGTAGTCGTAAGTTCCTTGAGTTTTCTAGTCAGTTCAAAGACACTGGTATTCTGGGAGAGGATACGTTCCTCTGTACTAAGATGTATCAAGAAGCAATTGATTATGGAATCAAGTTTGCTCCATTTGAACTAGCAATTAAGTTTGCATATGAGAATCCATGCCTTGAGTATGATGGACACCACTGGGACGAGTTGATTACATTTGACTCAAGCAAACATTTTGGTTGGCATGGAAGTCAGTTTGCTAATAAAAACGAGTTGTTATCCTTAAAATACAGATGAAAATATTCGTAACAGGTTGTGCAGGTCTCTTGGGTTCTAATTACTCAAGACACCTGATGGAAAGTGGTCATCAGGTTATCGGTATCGATAATCTTTCTGGTGGATACAAAGCATTTGTTCCTAAAGGAGAAAACTTTGAGTTTGTTAAACTCAATCTTGAAAATAGAAAAAAGGTAGTAGAACTTTTTGAGAAACATAAACCAGACGTTTGTGTTCACTTTGCTGCTTATGCTGCAGAAGGTCTGTCTCCATTCATTCGGAACTTTAATTACAGAAACAATCTAGTTTGTTCTGCTAATCTTATCAATGAGTGTATTACTCATGGAACCAAGATTCTGTTTACCTCTACAATGGCAGTTTATGGTGACCAGGAACCACCATTCAATGAGGAGATGAGACCCTCTCCTATTGACCCATATGGCGTTGCAAAGTATGGTGTGGAGGTTGACCTTGAACTTGCTAGAAAGCAATTTGGATTGAGATACAATATAATCCGTCCACATAATGTTCTTGGAAAGTATCAGAACATCTGGGATAGATATCGTAATGTGATTGGTATCTTTATCCGTAAGACTTTGAATGGTCAACCTATTCTTGTCTATGGCGATGGAGAACAGACCAGAGCATTCTCTGATATCAAATACTACATGGAACCATTTGACCTTCTATTGGATGGATTTGATGGTGAGACGTTCAATATTGGTGCTGATAAACACTTCACCCTGAACGAGGTCGCAGAGACCGTACAAGCGATTGGAAGCAAGTATGGGTATGATGTGCCTATTGAGCACGGAGAACCCCGCCACGAGGCGAAACACGCCTATTGTGACCACACCAAAGCAAAGACTCTTCTTAAGTTTGAGGACAATACAAACCTCTATGATCTTATTGAAGAGATGTTTGTTTGGGCAATGAAACAACCCAACCGTAAGGTAAAAGATATGCCTTATGAAGTTACCAAAGACATTTACGATTATTGGAAATGACAAAACCTATTCAAGTATTGATGCGTCAGTGTTTCTATTCACCGAACACGTCGCTTTCAAATAGAAAAAGACCCGATTGGTTTGATAAAGTAAAGGTCTTTCAGAACTTCAAGAATACAATCAATCCAGAACTTGCAGATTTAAAAATTGTATATGACGAAAAGTTTGGACCCCTTGAAGAGACTTTCTTGAAGGATGAACCAAACGTTGAAGTTATTAATTATGGATATGAAGCAGGCAGTTTCTCAAGAACTGTAGATATTGCAGTGGAACTTGATGTTCCTGATGATACTATCATTTATTTTCTTGAGGATGATTACTTGCATCGTCCTGGATGGTGTGAAGCTTTGCTTGAAGGTTTTACTCTTGAGACAAACTACGTTTCTCTTTATGACCACCTAGACAAATATATCGATAAGGGTTATGATGATCTTGTCTCAAAAGTTATGGTGAGTGAGAATTCTCATTGGAGAACTGTTCCTTCTACTTGCAACACTTATGCTGCACGGTTAGGAACACTCAAAGCAGACTATTCAGTCCATAAACACTTTAGTGATGCATCTCCTGATGGTATTTCAATGGACCATGCAAAGTTCTGTCACTTAAGAGACCACCTTGGACGTAGGTTAATTACACCTATGCCTGGATATGCTACTCACTGTGATCTTCTACATTCGCCCACAATTGATTGGGAGGAAATTATCAAAAGGGAATCATGAGTGATGTTTTAATTGCAGCATATCATGGGGGACTGGGGGATTCACTCCAGTTTTCCACACTACCTGAAGAGTTTTCAATTCAGCAGGGTCGCGACACTTATGTGTGGGACCGTGCTTTTTTTCGTAATCCAGAGATTGCTCAGTTGGTATGGGGTCAAAATCCTTATATCAAAGGAGTCAAAGGTGGAAAATGGAATGCTGGCGACATTCCAGAGATTAAATTTGAGAATGTTGCTGGCAACTCCATTAGCAGTTGGGAACAACTTCATGGGTTAGAACCAAGAAATAAATATCCAAAGATCTATTATAAACCAAACTGCACGGATTTAAGTGATGTGTTTTTGGTTGATGTTTCTACTATCAGTAGAGACTATGATCGAGAAAAACTCTTGGAAAAATACGAAGATATTAGAAAAGAACATCCAGATAAATTATTTGTTAGGGTAGAATTTCTAAACGAAATTAATAACAGAAAAGGTATTGATATTGCACATGATGGAAAACATGTGACGTATCCTGTACCTGTTGATGGAAGGATGGAGATATCAAATATCTTCTCCTATGTCAATGCTATGGCATCCTCTGCTGGTCTTGTATCGGTTCATAGTGGTCAGAGTCATTTAAGTTCTGCTGTTAAGTACCAATATAATTCAGATCTTCAGAGTTATTGTATAATGCCAGAAGATGATTACCAATATCATATCAATAAAGGTATTTTTATTTTTGATAATATTCAACACATCACATATGAACCATGATGGATAAAAATAAGTCTGCTTATAAACTCAAAAACTTTGGTCCTGTCTATTACTTAAATCTTGATGGGCAACCAGAAAGAAAAGAGTATATGGAATCTCAATTTGACTATTGGGAGATTACAGACTATACTCGTATTTCTGCCTATGATGGTAGAGACGATGATTTGAGCGATATTATCAAAGGTCGTTATCCTTCTGATATGACATCTGGTGAGATTGGTTGTACCACTTCACATTTGAAGGCAATCAAGCATTGGATGGAAACATCTGATAGTCCATATGCTATTATTATGGAGGATGACTGCGATATTGATATTGCAAGATTCTGGAACTTTACATGGGAGGACTTTATTGCTAGAGTCCCTTATGCGTGGGACGTTATTCAACTTGCCATCATTCAAACTGGTGACATTCACGTTCCTATTCACGCAAGATTTGTGAATGATTTTTCAACTGCTTGTTATGTTATCACTCGACATCATGCAGAGAAACTTCTTCGCAACCATGTAAGGGGCGACAAATACAAACTGGACAATGGAATCAAACCACGTCCAGTTGCTGATGACCTAATCTACAATTCTGGAGTTACATATGCTACTCCTATTCTTCTTTATAAGATTCAATTAGGTTCATCTATTCATCCCGAACACATTGACGCATTCCATCGTCAAAGTCACGATGGCATCAGAAACTTCTGGGAACAGGTAGGTTCTGATATGACTGCTGATAAAATTACGGAGTATAATCCATATTTGGGTCGGGTCTCCGAACCAACCCCACAACAATCTTGACATAATCTTAAAACCCTGTTAAGATAAATAACAATTGTCACACCGCATTTATACTTATTTGAGTGTGACAGTTCATAAACAGCACCATGTCGAGGTGCTTTTAATCTGCGGGTAACCATTCCGCAAGTAAACAAAAGAGGTAAAAACAAATGATCAAATCCGCAATCGCACTTGCTGCCGCTGCACCCCTGATGGCAGCACCTGCCCTTGCAGGTCCCTACGTTAATGTAGAAGCGAACGCTTCTTGGACGGGAGACGACTACACCGCAACCACGACAGACGTTCATATTGGCTATGAAGGCGAAGTAGGCACTGCTTCCTACTACGTCCAGGCTGGCCCGGCGATCGTCGCTGTTGATGGTGTTGATACCGAGACTGAGTTCTCTGGTAAAGCAGGTATTGGACTGCCTGTTTCTGAGACCATCGGTGTCTATGGTGAGGTTTCCTTCCTGACTGCAGAAGACGATGACGACTTCGGCGTAGGTGGTAAACTGGGAGTCAAGTATAACTTCTGATCGTAGAGTAGACATATAAACATCTAGGTGTTATATTGGGGGTGCGACGGCACCCCTTTTTAATGTTTAAGAGGATTCTACTTTCTCCTGTCACCCACTTTAATCTATTACTAGTGGGCACCCTTTGTTTCATTGGACATATACACAACCACTATCATCATCAAATTGAAGAGGATGTTCATAGTTATGTCAGACAATTTTGTGAGAAAAATCTTGAGAAATGTCAGGATATCGTAGAAGGAGATGACTACTAAGTATAAATCACTACAAAGCACCTCTTGACAGGGGTGCTTTTTTACTATATAATATGTAAAGATTTGCAACATTAAGTAAATGACTGTAACGACTAATGAGCGCGGACAACAAAATTTGTTCGCTCGTGAACCACGTATGTATGTTGACAAGACCGCTGCCGAACGCTATGGTTATGAAACCTATGCGGAACGTGCAGAAAAACTGAACGGACGCACTGCGATGCTTGGATTCATCGCTGCTGTTGTCTCTTATGCTACTACTGGTAGCGTCTTCTTCTTTGGAGCATTTGGTATCTGATGGAAAACTCTCTTCTTGAAATTCTAACTTACTATGTAATTGGTGGTGCCCTTTTGATTGGTGCCCCAGGAGTATTCTTCTTTATTGTGTTCCAACCTGCTCTTCAAAACACGAAGGGTCGTATGGTTGGATATAAAGACCACAAGACTTATGGTGATTCTTCAATCTACGAGAACACCCCAAGTGATCAAACCAAGTTTTTTCTAGAACTAGGAGGTTGACAATGACTTCAACTTTATTTACAATTACAAGTATTGCCTTCTTTGTTTTGTTGGCATATTCTGTAGAACAACTTTCCGAAACCTATTAATGACTTATAACGTTACTCTCCGCACCCCTGATGGCGATCAAACCATCACTTGTGAAGACGATCAATTTATTCTCGATGCTGCTGAAGAAGCAGGTATTGATATGAATTACTCTTGCCGTGCAGGTGCTTGTTCATCTTGTACAGGTAAAATTGTTAGTGGAACTGTTGACCAAGGTGATCAATCTTTCTTGGATGACGATCAACTCGATGCAGGTTTTGTGCTCACATGTGTAGCATACCCGACTAGCGATTGTGTCGTTGAAACTGAAAAAGAAGAGGAACTTTATTGATATGCCTGATCCAGATGCATTATGGAAGGATATGCAAAAACTTGACGATATGTACGAAGAGTTAATGTGGCATCCTGATGATGAGTTACAATTCACCCATGATGGTGAAAAAATTATAATCACAAACAAAACTTTGGAGAACAAAAAATGAACGAAAAAGCAGAACGTATTAACGGTTGGGCAGCAATGATTGGAGTCATGGCTGCAATGGGTAGTTACGCCACCACTGGGCAAATTATTCCAGGTTTGTGGTGAACGATATGTTACTCATTGCAACTTCCATGATAGGAGGGTTTATATTTGCTGCCCTATTGACTGATGGAAATGTTGATGATGACGATGACATGGACGGTGGGATGATGATTCCCGCCTATCAACCAACCCCTTGACACGCACAACTGAATACACTATAATACGGGAGCAAACATTTGTTCCCTATTTTTATGCTCGCAACTATTTTGGCATTGACGGTTATGGATTATAACTATCTTGCAAAAACAATTCAGGTTGAAGCAGCGAAGGGAACGATGGACGAATATTGTGTGGCAGTATCGGTTCTGAACCGTGTTCGCTCCCCACATTACCCCGATACAGTTGCTGACGTTGTTTATGCTCCTGGTCAATATCAAGGATTTGAATATCGAAATCCAAGAGCAAATCAAACTATTGTAAATAGACTTAAGTCCGAAGAGGGGAAGAAAAATCTCCTCAAGGCATATGGCATTATTGGTGATCGGACTGACTTCAAAGGTCAGCGTATGCTCAAATATAGAGTTGCTTCTGAAGATCCAATGTGTCATAATAAAGGAAACTTCTACCACTACCACTGGCAGACATGATCATCAAAAAACTCAAAGAAACACTAGGACAAGTTTTTCACTCTCCTGAAGCAACAGGAACATGGGGTGATGATATTACGGTCAATATGGATGGAGGCGTAGGTGGATCCTGGAAAGTTGAATGTGCAATTGATGAAGAAGTTGTGGACTGCCGCGAAATGGATAGTCCTCCTTACGTCGGTATTCCTGCTCCTGCTTACCTAGAAGACGATGAATGGTTCGGTGCTGCTCCAGTAAAAACTGAAAAGCAGATGGAATATATGGAAATGGAAACTGAAATTAAAAAGGATCGTCAGCAAAGAGAAAAAGAATTTTCTATTGAATCTGATGATATTCATCAAAAAATGTACGACATTGCAACTCAAGGGGCATCCACCACTCTTCAACTAAATCCTCTTGGTGGTTCTGAAAACTTTCAAGGCGGTTCAGAAAATGTCCATCGATGATTGGCGTTATAGTGACCACAAGATGAAAGTCAGAGAGCAAGCACTTGCGGTGCTTCTTTCCAGATACGGTGGAGAAATGGAGGAGGGTCAACCTAAATACTCCAGTCAATCAATCTACGAATGTGTTCATGATTGGGTTTCTCAAGGCAATATGAACACTGCAGGGATTGTAAAATATTACGAGGCATATTATGCAAAAAGTAATTAATGTTCTAGCAATTCTATCATTTCTAGGAACTACAAGCATCTTGGCAACTTCTGGTTATGTCTATTGGCGTAAAGATGCTATCGCTGAACAGGTAAAAGAAAATATTACTAAAGCAGCAACAGAAGCAATCGCAGAAGCACTTCCTGGAATGATGGATGCAGCACTGCCTGAACTTCCTAACACCACTGGTGGTGCTATTCCTTCTACTCCTTTCTAATATGAAAAATCTTATGATGGCACTGGCAGCAGCACTTATCTCTGCTCCAGTATTGGCAGATCCAATTAAAGACAACGAGTACTTCACTCCTCACTCAATGGGGTGCATGTTACTTCAGGAATGCACCGATCATGTTCAAGAACTTAAAACAGTTTCTGACCTTAACAAACACGAGGAACTGTCTGATATTGATTACAGTATTGTTGCTGATGAGTTTAACTCTCTCGTCCGATCACTTAATGCGGTCGGAGCTAAGGTTTTTCTAGCAGACATGCGATACTTTCCAGTTGGTCATCGAGGTGTTTATCATACTGTAGGCAATAACTT